TTTTTTGCCAATCGCAAATTTAACATGGCATCTAATGAGAAGAAGACAAGACACTAATGTGTAGGTGCAAGACCTACCTGTCTGGTGCAGAAGCAAAGCTGCAAAATCATAGTTTTAGTTGGGCTATGAACCTTAGTCTTCTCATATATTTTTTTTCGTCCACTATTTAAGGAAGGTTATAATGAATAACAACAATAACTATGGATGCGGCAGTTTGCTGCTTGATATTTTCCTGACGTGCGTTACCGGCGGATTCTGGCTTATCTGGATCTTTGTCCGTGAAATGCGGAAGAACTAGATGATCCGAAACCCGCACTTTAATACCGCCCGCAAAGCAATACACGACAACTCACCAACTATATTGACCGCGTTCGGCGTCGTAGGCACTATATCTACGGCTTTACTCACCGGACGTGCGTCATACACAGCAGCTCAAGTTGTCATGCATAAAGAAGCAGACTTAAAGCGAGAGCAAGACCCACTTACATTTAAAGAAAAAGCTACGCTTGTCTGGACGCTGTATATTCCAGCTGGAGTATCTGGCGTTATTACTGTTGCCTCTATTGTCACCGCGTCTCAAGTAAGCGCTAATCGTACAGCAGCCATTGCAACCGCATATTCTGTGTCCGAAAAAGCGTTTGCTGGGTACAAAGAAAAAGTTGTAGAACAACTTGGTGAACGTAAAGAGCAAAAAGTGCGTGACGAGATTATGCAAGAACAAGTTGCGCAAAAGCCACCTAGCGGCTCTCAGATAGTAATCATTGACGGCAGTAAGATGCTTTGTTTTGAGTCGTATACTGGTCGATATTTCCATAGCGATGTGGAAACGATCAAGAAGGCTCAAAACGAAATCAACTCAACCGTTATCAATGAGCTATACGCTAGCCTTAGCGATCTATATTACCTGCTTGGGCTGCCTAAAACATCTGAGTCAGATAATCTAGGTTGGAACTCAGACAAGCTGCTGGAAATTGAGTTTACTAGCGTGTTGTCTGAAGAAGACAAACCCTGTCTTGCCTTGACTTACAATTACATCAAACCAATTTAAGGAACCATAATGCTAATTGACGAAATGACCCAAGCAAAGCCCGATCATATTCCGCTGAAGCATGAGCTGGCTAGTGCAGTGCTCGCCACCATGGCGTCGCTTCTTGCCGCTCGTGCCGCTACTGGCGCCTACAAGAAGTTTGTGATCGATCGCACGCCGGGCACAACCCCGCTTGTCGATAGTATCTAGTTAAGACAGTAGGAGCTGTGTAACGTGTACACAGCTCCTACTGTTGCTTTTTGCCCACACCATATTTAAAGGATTACAAATGATTAAAAAAGACATCTCGTACGAGGACTTTAACGGTAACCACACTACCGATACCCACTACTTCCACCTTGGTAAGTCCGAACTCATTGAGCTTGAGGTTGAGTATGAAGGCGGTCTCTACGAAGCTATTGAGCGAATTTCCGCCGCCGAAGACCATAAGCAGATTGTAGCCATTTTCAAAAAGCTTGTTCTGCTCGCCCATGGCGTCAAGTCTGCCGACGGCAAAAGCTTCATCAAGTCCGACGAAGCCCGAGTCGCCTTCTCGCAAACTGGCGCATATGACGCTTTGTTTATGGAACTTGCTACAGACGACAAAGCTGGCGCAGAATTCATTAAGGGTATCATGCCTTCTGATATGGCGCTTGAGATTGCTAAGTTGGAAGAGCTTGCTGCTGCCGAAGCTGCGCAAAAGGCCCAGGCAGAGATTGCTGCTCGCGAACAGGTAAAGGCAGCCGAGGACGCAGAACGTGCCGCTGCTCAAGCAGCACTTGATGCTACATATTTGGCGCAATACCCAACCCCTGCGCCCACAACGCCGACCTTCCCACAACCTCAGAACGACGCTAACCTACAGGGTTAAGGAGTTATATTATGGAGTTCCCGAGTAATTCGAGTGACCCAACACGTAAGAGTCCCGCTGCTAAAAAGAGCAAGGATGCTCAACCCAAGAAAGTTGTCGAGAAAATTACAACTGGGGAAGCTATTAAACGGCCGAAGTCAATCGGTGAACGTGCTAAATCGCTATTCATTGGCAGTGAAATCAAGACTGCGGGAACATACATGGTGGTCGACGTTCTTGTTCCTGCCTTGCGGAATCTTGTTGTTGACGCTACTACTAAAGGTATTGAGCGGCTTATTTACGGGGAATCACCTTCTCCACGCCGCAGCCAATACGGTGGTGGTCAGTCTAGATTCTCGTATCACACGCCAGTGCAACGCGGTTACACAAAGCCGTATGACGACCGCCCACCAAGCCGGTCTGCACCTTCTCGACGGCGTCAAAATGTTGATGACGTAATTATCAAGTCTCGTCAAGAAGCAGAGCTTGTCATCGAGCGGTTGACCGACATTGTAGAGCGTTATGATCACGCAACACTTGCTGATCTGTACGATCTTGTCGGGTTTCCGTCAGCATACACAGATAACGACTGGGGCTGGTTTGCCCTGGGTAGTGTCACCATTCGTCAAGTGCGTGAGGGATATTTGATCGATCTTCCTCCCGTTGAACCAGTCAAATAATTGGAGCAAAAATGAAATTAATTCCCGTAAGTGTAACCCGTAGTGTTGGGCGACAACGCCTTACGCTACAAAAGAACGCGCCTAACATGATGTTTGTCGCGGGACTTGCTGGCACGTTGGTCAGCACAGTTCTTGCGTGTCGTGCAACGCTCAAGGTTTCCCCGGTCCTTGACAAGTTCAAGCAAGATGTTGAAAATGTCAAGGGTCTTGAAGATAGCGAAGAGTACGATACGGCAAACGTGGGCAAAGACCTGGCCTGGGTCTATACCCATAATTCGTTGGACCTGATCAAGCTATATTCCCCGGCTATTGTGGTTGGTGTCGCCAGTGTGAGTCTTTTGACCAAATCACACACCACATTGCTTAATCGCAATGCCTCGCTTAGTGCAGCCTACGCGGTTGTGTCTGAAGCATACGGCGCATATCGTGATCGGGTTCGCGAAGAAGTTGGGGAAGAGAAAGAGCTTGATCTGTATTTTGGGCGGAAAATTGTCGTGTCATCTGATGCTGAAGACGAGAAGCCCACAGAAGGTTACGCCGTTGAAGCGGGTCGATATTCTCCATACGCTCGATTCTTTGACGAGGGTTCGGTAAACTTCCAAAAGCAAGCCGAAATGAACCGGTTGTTTATCCAATGTAACCAGAACTTCGCCAATAACCTACTTAATTCCCGTGGTCACGTATTCCTAAATGAAGTATATGACATGCTTGGGCTTGAGCGATCGAGTGCAGGCGCTGTTGTGGGCTGGGTGCGTAACTCAGACCGAGGCGACGGTTATATTGACTTCGCGCCGTTCGAAGCAAAGAACAACTTGTTCATTAATGAAGTTGAGCCGCGTATCCTGCTTGATTTCAACGTCGACGGAGTTATTTACGACTTGATTGAAGGTGCGTAATGGATATTTACGAGCTTATGGACAATCGGTGGGCCCAGCTAACTGTGGTTGGGCTCACCACATTTGCTGCCGGTTTTGGCGTTGGTCATTATGTTGGCAAGTCAAAAGATATTGTGGTGCTTGCTGAGACTGACGAACTGGTTGAAGAAGTCGCTGCTGATGATCACCCACAGCTTGACTTTGGTCAGGAAATGTCTCACGCACACCCGACACTCGGGTTGGTTGTTGACGAAGAGTATACCCAAAACGAAACATTGCGGCTCATCACACATGAACCAGAAGAAGCGCCGGAGATCACAAACATATTTGCCTCTAGCTCTGATTGGGACATGGAAAAGGAATTGGCGAGCCGCACCAAAGACAAACCGCATATGATTCATCAAGATGAATTCTTTTCGGAAGAGTCGGGATACGTGCAGAGCCAGTGTACTTATTACGTCGGAGATGATATTCTTGTCGATGACCGAGAAGTGCCAATTGCTAAGCACGAAACCATAGTCGGCGAGTTTATATTTGGGCATGGAACTCCAGACAAAAACGTAGTGTATGTGCGCAACGACGTGCTGCAAGGTGAATACGAAATCCTGAAGCACGAAGGTTTCTACTCGATTGAGGTTCTTGGTTACGACCAAGAGTCTCAGGTTGACGAAGAAGCTGCTAAACCAAACGTGCGTAAATTCAGGGAGGAATAATGGACTTCGAACTTGAGGCTCGATATTTCACCTGGCTCCACGGTAAAGTCGTCCTTGAGTTCGCGCCAACAACTTCAAGAAGCTATTACGAGTTATTCAAGATTCTTCATGCGACCGAGTTCGTATGGGTTATATCTGGCGACGACAATCGAGCAGAGTATGGCAAAACCCTTAGAGCAACATTCTTAAACGGAATTAGGCAACCGTATGCTGAAGGATGGGATGCTCAGCCATGCTCTGTACTCGAAATGTTAATCGCTTTAGCTGAAGAAGCTGAGTTCGAGACCGATTTCCCCCACGCCGAATGGTTCTGGCGGTTTATGCTGACGCTTGATTTGGACCAATACAACGATTCAACTCATATAGACGTAGACCACGTAGAACATATTTTAGACAGGTTAGTTTGGCGCAAATACGAGTATAATGGCACTGGAGGCCTTTTCCCTTTAGAACACCCACAGCGAGACCAACGAAATGTTGAAATCTGGTACCAATTCTGTGCGTATGTAATTGAGCGTGCAATGGTTTGAAAGGAGTTGAGTGGACTTCTACACAATTAAGACTAAAGAAGCAAGAGACGGGTCACTCATTGTATATCCGGATTTCACCGTCGGTAGATCCAAAGATCTAATGGTTCGTGGTAAATCGTTCTATGCGATTTGGGATGAGCACAAAGGTCTTTGGTCTACTGATGAGTATGACGTCCAACGACTAGTCGACATTGAGCTGAAAGCATACGCAGACAAACTTGGCGCTCCGTGTAAGGTTCTTACAATGCAGTCTTTTGACAGCAAAATTTGGACTGGATTTCGGAACTTCATGACTCATATTAGCGACAACAGTCATCCACTCGATGAAACTTTAGTGTTTGCTAATACTGAAGTACAGAAGGAAGATTACGCAAGCCGTGTACTACCATATCCTCTTGAAGCGGGACCTATTGACGCTTGGGAAGAGCTCATCAGCGTCTTATATTCTCCTGACGAACGAGCGAAAATTGAATGGGCTATTGGGGCGATTATATCTGGAGACGCAAAGAAGATCCAGAAATTCTTAGTCCTATATGGCCCTGCAGGTAGTGGTAAGTCTACGGTGCTCAATGTCATACAAAGCTTATTTTCGGGCTATGTGGCTACGTTCGATGCTAAAGCATTGGGTAGTAACAACAACGCATTTGCCACGGAAGTGTTTCGGACCAACCCGCTTGTAGCCATTCAACATGACGGTGACTTGTCCAGGATTGATGACAACACAAAGCTTAACTCAATCATATCTCACGAAGATATGACAATGAACGAAAAGTACAAACCAAGCTATACCGCTAGAGTTAATGCGTTCTTATTTATGGGCACCAACCAGCCGGTAAAGATTTCAGACGCTAAATCCGGGATCATTCGAAGGTTGATTGACGTACACCCTAGCGGGCACAAAATCGAGACCAATCGGTATCATATTCTAATCAACTTGATTGATTTTGAGCTCGGGGCTATTGCACAACACTGTCTTGACCGTTATCGCGAACTGGGGCGTAATCACTACGGTAATTACAAACCGCTTGAGATGATGCTACAGACGGACGTGTTTTACAACTACATCGAGGCGTTCTATGACATATTTAAGGCGCAAGATGGAGTCACACTGAAGCAGGCCTACGGTTTGTACAAAGAATTTTGCGTAGACACCGGCATTGAGAAGATGCTTCCGCAATACAAGTTTCGTGAAGAACTCAGAAACTACTTTGAGCAGTTCCGCGACAGAGCTAATATTGATGGAGGTGTTGTGCGCAGTTACTACAGCGGTTTTAAAGCTGAAATTACCGGTGAGTCAGACGAAGCTATGGCATATTCACTGGCTTTAGACGAGACTGAGTCTTTGCTAGACGAGTTACTAGCTGATGAACCAGCACAGTATGCTAAGAACAGCGGTTTCCCAGGGATTCGCTGGGCCAAAACCAAAACTAAATTAGCGGACCTAGACACTTCGCAACTACACTTTGTCAAAATTCCAGAACAACATATTGTCATCGACTTTGACTTAGTCAATGAAGATGGTAAAAAAGACATAGTGTTGAACCTTGAAGCCGCGTCAAAGTGGCCTCCGACGTATGCCGAAGTAAGCAAAAGCGGGTCAGCCATACATCTACACTATATTTACGGTGGAGATGTACACGAACTAGCGTCAGTGTATGATGCTGGTATCGAAGTCAAAACCTTACTTGGCGATTCATCGTTGAGACGACAACTCACAAAATGTAACAACTTACCTATTGCAACGATTAGTAGCGGACTAGCAAAGAAAGAAGCCCATGTGTTAGACACCAAAAGCATTCAAACAGAAAAAGGTCTAAGGGCTCTTATAGAAAAAAACTTGCGTAAAGAAGTGCACCCGGGCACTAAGCCTTCCGTGGACTTCATTGTCAAGATTCTGGATGACGCATATTTGTCTGGTATGGCGTATGACGTTACAGACATGCGCCCAGTCATATTAACGTTCGCTGCTAAAAGCTCGCATCAAGCGAGTACCTGCATTAAGCAAGTGCAAAAAATGAAGTTTGCTAGCGAAATTAACATGCTGCCCGCAGACGACTCAGAGGAAAAACCCATCGTCTTCTTTGACGTTGAGGTATATCCTAACTTGTTCGTTATTTGTTGGAAGTATGCTGGCGACGCAAATGTAGTCAAGATGATCAACCCGTCACCACAAGAAGTGGAAGAGCTACTTGCAATGCGCCTTGTGGGGTTCAACAATCGACGCTACGACAATCATATTCTCTATGCTCGGTTCTTGGGTTACTCACTCAAAGAGCTTTATATTCTGAGCAGTAAGATTGTCAGTGGCGAAAAGGGTTGTTTCTTTGGTGAGGCATATAATGTGTCTTACACGGATATTTGCGACTTCAGCTCGAAGAAACAAGGACTCAAGAAATTCCAAATTGAACTTGGTATCCACCACGTTGAGCTCGATATTCCTTGGACAGAGCCGGTTGATGAATCGCTGTGGTTGAAAGTTGTCGATTATTGTGCAAACGACGTTGTGGCTACTGAAGCTGTATTTGAATCGCGTAAACAAGACTTTGTTGCGAGGCAAATTCTTGCGGAGTTGTCTGGTTTGACTGTCAATCACAGTACGCAAAACCATACAGCTAAAATCATATTTGGGGACGACAAGAAACCCCAATCCAAATTCATCTACACAGACCTTAGTAAGGAATTCCCTGGGTACAAGTTTGACGGTAAGGAAAGCACTTACCGCGATGAAGTTACTGGAGAAGGTGGTTATGTTTACGCAGAACCAGGAATGTACGAAAACGTCGCAGTACTCGACGTTGCTTCTATGCATCCAACCACGATCGAAGTATTGGACCTATTTGGTCCGTATACTAAATCCTTTGTGGAACTTAAGCAAGCTCGCTTGGCGATCAAGCATAAAGATTTCGAAGCGGCTAGGGAAATGCTTAACGGTCGCCTTACGCCATTCCTTGACGAAGACAATGCCGAAGGACTCTCCTACGCTCTAAAGATTGTCATTAACATCGTCTATGGTTTGACTAGCGCCAAGTTTGATAACGCGTTTAGAGATAATCGCAACGTAGACAACATCGTCGCAAAGCGTGGCGCGTTGTTTATGATCAACCTTAAGCACGAAGTACAAAAGCGTGGGTATATTGTAGCCCACATTAAGACGGACTCAATCAAGATACCCGACGCTACGCCAGACATCATCGACTTTGTCGTTGATTACGGTAAGCAGTATGGGTACGATTTCGAGCACGAATGCACATACGAAAAGATGTGCCTCGTCAATGACGCGGTCTATGTCGCGTATGAAGACGGCATGTGGACTACAGTTGGTGCGCAATTCCAGCACCCGTATGTGTTTAAGACGTTATTTTCTGGTGAAGATGTCGATTTCGAAGACCTGTGCGAAGCTAAGAGCGTCGTGCAAGGCGTAATGTACCTAGACTTCAACGACACCGAAGAACTTGATATTTCACAGATGATCCACGTTGGTCGGACGGGTAGTTTCGTCCCGGTTAAACAAGGTGGAACGTTATATCGTGTGAAAGAAGATAAGCGATATGCAGTAACTGGCACCAAGGGATATTCTTGGATAGAACAAGATATGGCTGCCAACAAAGACGACCTAGACCAAGAAGTTGACATGGACTACTTTGAGCATCTCAGAGCAGACGCGTTAAAGACTATCGAGAAGTTTGGGTCGTACGAAGACTTCGTATCGCAAGAAAAACATAGCGTATAATGAGAAGAGAAGACTCAATGTTACCCCGCATTGAGTCTTCTCTTTTTCTTTTTTCCTCTACTGATCGGAAACTATTATGTCATATTTGCAGTTTATCAATAACATGGACAACCCAACCATTGTCTGGAAGTTTTGGTTGGCCGAAACGCAATTGGTTGGCACGGTAGTAACATACGTGAAAGATTCAAATGGACTACCAATGACAATCATGGTACTCCTTAGCGACATGGGTCGAATCGTAGAGATCCCCTGGGTTGCAATTAAAACAATTGAAACGGAGATAAATAATGGCTAGCGACACAAAGACCTTTATGGTTGAAGATGCCAAAATCATATGGCGAAACTTTTCTGGAGTTGAGGGTCAGTACAACCGAGCGGGTGATCGCAACTTTTCAGTTATGGTGGATGCTGACTTAGCTGAAAAGCTCAGCAAAGACGGTTGGAACGTCAAGTACACAAAGCCTCGTGATGAGGACGACGAGCCGATTCCGTACGTTCCAGTATCGGTGAACTTCAAGAATCGCCCACCACGCGTTAACATGCTCACTTCTGTGGGCCGAACAATCCTTACCGAAGAGACTGTCGACATTCTCGACTGGGCTGACATCGCGATGATCGATCTCATCGTCCGCGGTTACGACTGGGACGTCAACGGCAAAAGCGGTACCAAAGGATATTTGCAGTCAATGTTCATCACGATCGAAGAAGATGAACTTGAGCGCAAGTATGCCAATTACGACATCGAACACGAAGAACCCTAATCCACTATTAAAGGAGTACTAATGAATACTTCACACGGTCACCATATCGAAGGATCAGCGTTCACCGAAATCGGACAGACAAATAAAGCCCGATGTGGTGGACCAGGTTTGTGTCGTTTGTGTTCACAGGAAGCTGCGTCGCATAAAACGTCCATGGTTGTTAAGCCCGATCACGAAACACGCGAAGACAAGATCCGGCGTTACGTCCGAAAACACATCGACTCGCGGCGTGACGATAATCTCATCGCGGTTGATTGGACCAAACACGAGGTTCATATTTACTCGTTTGCTGAGGTGCTGGGCAATTGGGAGGCTCAGGTCTTCAGTGACCTTGCAGATCAGCGTTTATATCGAGTCTTTTACGACGTCGAGACCGCGCAAACCACCATATACGAATACCTGCTTGCGATCAGGAAAGGTGTATCCGATGACTGAGCACGACCCGGTAAACAGCCCGTCGCATTATACCTCTCATCCAAGTGGCATCGAGCACATCGAAATTACACGTCACATGTCGTTTAATGTTGGTAACGCGGTTAAATATCTATGGCGAGCGGGGCTAAAGGATGGCGCAACCGATATTCAGGACCTTGAGAAAGCTGCTTGGTATATTGCTGATGAAATTGCTAAGCGAAAGAAAGCAGCAAAGAAAAAGCGGAAAGAAGAAAAAAAAGCTAAAGAAATGTTAGCCGCTATGATTCCGCCGCTTCCGGGGCTAACTGTATACGATACAACGCCGCCCATTGGTCATGTCACATATACCGACGATCTGATCAAAGGGATTGTGGTCGAGCATCACAATTTGAAGGAAGCCCCACCAGACCCCGGTATAGTACAAAACCTTGGCGGTTGGACCACGAACGAAATTTCTGAAGGTTTTAAAAAGTTTGCCAAGAGTGTTAACGACATAACATTTAAAATGAAACTAAACAAACCACGAATAAAAGGAATTTAAATGGAATTCACACAGTATTCTCGTAGACCATTCGATATCGAAGCGGTTGAGATCACGGAAGAAAACTTTGACGAGGTTTTCGAGATGATCGGTAAGGAAATTCGTACTAACGGTGAAGGCGTCAGAAGCATCATCGTCGACCGTCGGATTGTCCCTTCAGTCAATCGAGCATTTGTTGGATGGTGGGTTACACGTATGGGAGACAACATCCGTTGCTACCCACCAAAGATATTTGAAGAGGGCTTCATGCCCAAGGAAAATAAAGCTGCGGAGCCCAAGGTTGTTGATGAGCTCCGCTATGGCGACTAAGCGCCACTAAATAGGCTCTAGGCTTAGTGCGGCTGGCCAATATATCGGTAAAGAACGCATATTCTCTGTCCCTCATAGGATGTCCCTGCGCCTGCCATGTCGGGGATGCCAGGACGATGATATAACATAGATGCGTTTGCCAGCACAGACGGTGAAGGAAAACACCGAAACATATTTGGAGTAGCCTCTAAATGTGAGTAACCAAAAAACCAGATTACCGTTGAGTTTGGACCCTATCGGGTCGACTTTTAACCGGGCTACCCATAGTCATGGGATAGACTAGTTTGGAAAGTCTTACTGCGTCTATCAGTAAGAGCGGTAATGATGAGGCCTAGGGAGGAAAAGCTCCGGCACGTTGAAAGGCAGCCTCATATTTAAACTTGCGGGGGCGTGGGGTATACCGGTATAAAGAGTTAAACCTCGGTTCCGGTCAATGCTTCGCGCCCCTTGCATTTATATTCACTCACTAATTAAGGAGTAGTAATGAATAGAACTAGAATTATGCTACACGAATCGGGCGAATTTACACTTGCGCAAAGTGATGACCCAGGTTGGTTGTCATTTACAGGGCGCATTGTGCTAAACGCACTACACCTGGATAACGAAGATCAACGCTACGGACAAAGAATAATGAACGGCCTTCGCGATGAATCGCCGACAATGTTTGTCTGTATTACTGGCACTAAAGACGATATTTGGGAACTCGACTACAAAGACTACAAACGAATGCATGCCTTCTTTGCTGCTCTGTTTGATCTCTATGTGGAGTCTCTCTAATGATCACCGAGTTGCTAGATCTCCACGATAAGGCTCTTGAGGATCTTGAGCGTGCGCAAAAAGATTACGCCAGAGCACGAGATACCCCTCGGTATAACGATCACGCGCTTAAGGCTGCAATGGACACAGTCGAAAACCGACGAAACTACGCCAACGGTATTTATGACTCACTGCAAATTGTGAGTAAACACACCGTCTTGGTGGAGTAGTTATATTTGGGCCTATAGCTCAGTTGGTCAGAGCAGCGAACTCATAATTCGTCGGTCGGGAGTTCAAGTCTCCCTGGGCCCACCCCACTAATAAAGGAGAAATAATGAGATATTTGTTTATCAGTTTGTTGTGTTTAACCGCTTGTGGCGATGGCGAATCTCCAAAACAGAGCGGAGGAACCATCGTTGAATTTGAGTTGACGTTAAAAGATGGTAGAGTGATCGAATGCATCAGTTATGAGCAGTACATGGAAGATGGTATGGATTGTAATTGGGCTAATCCTCTACAAGAAAGCGCACGATAATGAGCGTATTCGGCACAAAACAACGATGGAACATCAACGACACCAGCGATATTTGGGTGTGCGGTGATTCACTAGTCTGTGATTCCGCCACAAAGGCGCTTATTATAGCGAGTCTTATAGGTTTTCTCTCTGGAGTTAATAAACTAATTGTCGCTAAAAGCCATGATGAGTATTTAAATGTTGAATATTGGGTAACTCCGTCATTTCGAAAGGATATTTAATGGATAGCAGAACAGGCGAACTCTATGAGTCGAAAACTGAGGCGCTCGATGCTGGCGTTCCTGAAGAAAACATTATTGAGCTCTCCGGCGCAGACCGAGACATTAAGATGGTTTCTGACGCGGTGAAGGCAGCACGTAAGAAGGCACGACGGCGAGTGAAGTTGTCGCGTCGAGCAAACCGTAAATAACCCACTAATTAAGGAGTAATAATGGAACCGAAAACATATATTCATACGGATTCTAAAGTTAAAGCACTTCAGTACAGTAACGGCACCGCGTCAATTGCCCATATTCACAAGTGGGTGGTTGCCTCAGGCGGGTCGCTGTCTATTAAGACCATGATGTCTACAGAAGCCAGTCTAACTGGTTTTCTTGATACCAGAACCTCCGAGTTGATTGTTAAAAGTAGTGGTCTTGGGGAAGTAGTTCTTCGCGATGGTGATTGGCTTATTAAAGGTGAAGGTCTGTTTGAGTCTTGGCCGGCAGATCGTTTTGCTCGGAAGTACGAGTTACATAACGCGCCAGCTGTTGAAGAAAACGAAGACGCGTTTACTGTCAAGCGTTACACTCATCAGTTGGGTGGCACAGCCGTTGTTGCCTTGCGGTACTATGGATCACATCGTCTGCATGCTGTTTTGAATTTCCTTCAAGAAAAAGAAGAGTTTTCTATCCGGTACAAAGATAACTTGACTGCACTTATTTTGTTTAACCAAAAAACCGGTATCTCTTTGTCACTTGAAGTTGGTGATTGGGTGGCTTATGACGGCGATTCTGTTTCCGCTTACCATGACGACGGATTCACTCGTTATTTCTTTACGGAATAACAAGGTTTGGGCTAGTGGCGGAATGGCAGACGCAGGGGGCTTAAACCCCCCGGAGCTAAACAGCTCGTATGGGTTCGAATCCCATCTGGCCCACGATCATATTCACTAATAAGGAGTACTAATGAAAAAAGTAGTTAAATTTATTGGTAGGTGGCTAGTGTTCTTCATTGGTCTAACGGTTACGCTCACCAAGCGAGCAATTCAGTCAGTCAAAGATGACGACAAAAAGCGTCAACAAGAAGAGACCGAGCAATCGGCTCTGAGTTTCTATTCGCAAGCGATCATCGCATTCTTTCTTCACTAATCAAAGGAGCACTAATGTATAGAGCATATGTAACTAACAACATAGATTATTCAGGGACGTTCACCTCTGACAACCCCCTGATTGTTTTGCTTTGGGCTATTGCTATGATGACGGGTAATGGTCCGTGCCGTAGTGGTGGCGTGGACTTTTACCGCAACGGAGATTATCTCTACCCAAACTCAATCGGCACTGCAATTGAGTATCGAAGGATTTTGGGATGAGCGCGGACTTGATGTTGCGTAACTTGTCTGAAACGACTTCGCACGCATACAACGATTTGAAAGCTGCGTTAACCTTCTTACAAGACAACGATGTTCCAGAAGCAGAAACGCTTTTGTGGGATCTGGCGACGGGTATATCTAGCAGCATACGCGTATCAACTCACGGCGCAGTTGTTGCGCTAACCGCATTTAACAAACCACCAAAACTTTCGCAGGAAAAACCTACACTATAATAGAAGAACCCTACGAAAGGAACCCCCATGAAGAACCGCATCATTATCGCTGCAGTCCGGACCAAGAACCACGTACGACGCAACAAAGTTGCTTATGCTGCCAGTGCAGTCGCCATTGCGGCGATCGCGCTCCAACAGAGCAATACCAAAGCGTTCTACGAGTTCCTGGAATCGGAAGGCATCGACCCGATGAAGTACTACTGCCAGGAAGCCTACGAAGAGCTCAATCAATAAAGCTATCAGCCCCTAACACGGGCTGTAGTTTTCGCCCAAACAGTAAAGGATAAATTTAATGTCTGATGCAATTGTACATAAGACACGTCTTGTTACTTTTTATAAGCGCAAGCGCCCTGGTACCCCAGCACACCCCATTTTCCATGGCGAGTGCACTTGTGGGGCCAAGACGTCTGAGACTCTTGTCTCGGGAATGGTTTCTTCATGGTTATACGACCATGCGCATGACAACAACACGCATTAAAAACCCGTAGTATAATAGAAGAACGCTACGAAAGGTTTAACCATGCTTTCAGAAGAAGAGCTGTACGCCACGATCAGATCCGACAAGTTTGCAGAGGCTTGGGAATCTGGAGAAATCCAGGAATCCGCCTTAGCACTCCTCGGCTATCGCTACGTACCCGCTGATGAAGAAGACAAAGAAGAACCCACCGAAAAGTAATTCAAAAAGAATGTCGTCCCTAACACGGATTATATTCTTTTGCCAAACTAATAACAAAAGGGAGCATAATGGATTTTCCAGAGATGCCCGGTCCTTGGACTAGGGATGTTAGTACTGCCCCAGTAGATGAAGCCGCTACTGAAAAGATGCGGGAGGCTATCGGCCACCTATATTTCGACAAACCGCGAAGTACTGGTTACCACATCAATACCGTAACAAAAGATACTCCGCGCAGATACATGCACGTCGGTAAAATCATGATACCATTTTCTGAGCGGGCTAATGGTTTACCAAAAGATCAGATGTTCCCATTCCCCAAGAACCCGATGGTAACTGAAAATCGAGACCGAGACCTTATGTGCTACGACCCAAAGACGGGAGAGATTTGGGAAGCGATCACATATCAAGAACCGCTACTGACTAGTCCCGCAATGGCTAAGTACGGTTTCGGTGATCGGTGCACAAAAGCAATTAAGTACAACGAAGCTACTGAATGGCGCGGTATGCCGTTCGGATACATGTCTTCGCAGGTTAGCGGGTTCCCTAAGACCATGTCGATGCTGCACATGGCGTTGTTATTTAGCCGTGCGCGTTCTTTCGGTTTCGCAGTGAGCGCAAAATACGTCTTGGCAAACCTTGGTCCTTCCAGTGTTACTGGATTGGCTAGCTGCACCGATGGGTCGGTGAAAGATCCATCTAAACCGCATATTCTTATGGGAGCTAAACTTAGGTGGCCACCACTTACTTCTTCGGCAGGCATGGGCACAGAAACAATGCTACTTAACCGCCTGATGCATATACGCGGTGCTCAACTGCTTATGACTACTGGTGACGACGTGAACTTCGCCAAAGCTATTGTCGCTGGCCGAGAGTTTAACCTTTCAGACTTTACTGGACTGGATACAATGTCGCTGTTTAGTAAAGCAGTTGTGGTCAAATGAGACACCTGGTGACTGATTTAGAGATCATATTAGGTTTTATGCTTGTATTAAGCGCTCTTATGGTCATAGACCTAACGGTTCGCTACGCGTACAACAAGTGGGGTTGGTTCAAAAACATTGAGTCACGCATTAAAAACATGCGATATTATAGAAAGAACCAACCCTAACCAAGGAGCCCTAATGCATATTTCAATTGACATTGGTAATTCAAACGTTGACTCAACTCTATCGACCGCACAGTTCGCCCTCCTCGTGGGGGTCAGCTATGTGGTTGGTCGGCGTGTAGTCCGACGTGTGAAGCGCCGCGTCCATGAAATCTATGTGGAAGAATCCCGCAAGGCTTGATTCCCTTAGAGACTATATCACACTTAAAACCTGTGATATAGATTTTTCCAAAAGATCCCAAACAAAGGAAGTTACAGTATGTATGAAGATGGTGTTTTTCCGCCCGTACTTGAGAACCAAGATCAGTGCGTGCTCAAGATCGATCTGCGTAGGGCTGACCCGCTCAACCCGGACGGTGGCGCTAACCCGGACTTGTCTGGAATTGGTGGTACACCCAACCCAGCGGTTGCTACCGCGTTGATTGATATTTGTTCAGCGTTGGGTTTCGATCCGTCGGTGAGCTACGTTGCTATCGAAAGTCTTCGCGACGTTGAGTCGAACACGGCGGTTGTGTCTCTTACGGAGATGCTTGGGTTTACGGGTGAGGGCACCCCAGAGCCTGAGCCGGAACCAGAGCCCGCGCCTGAGTAGTTGTTTTGGCTGAGGAAACTCAGTGCCCCTGGAGTTATTTGTAACTCGCGAGGGGCTATTTCTCGCAAGAAAAACCGGGTATATATTGAGAGAACCCTACCCCAAAGGAACGACATGATAAAGCGTATCAATGACGGTATTGGCCACCTCTACCTGTCAATCGGCGTAAAGCTTGAGATGCGTAGAGTCATGCCAGTCCTGAATTTCACCGCTGATCTACTCGCCAGTTGAGTAAATCCTCGTAAGCTATAATCCCTAACACGGATTATAGTTTTTCTCTCGCATAAAAAACATGCAGTATAATAGAAGAATACACCCACTACTAAGGAGTAATAATGAACGAGACCACCGTTAACCCCCCGAGTACTGTCAACACCGAAGAGGTGATCAACGTAGCCCTCACCGTCACCAAGACGGTTCTTGGCGCGCTGACCATGCTTGCCGGTCTCTGGCAGCTCAAGGGGATGACCACGTCACCCGTTGATACCACCACCCAGTTTGTGAAGTAATTCCAAAGAACTGTACTACACTTAAAACATGTAGTATAGTTTTTGCCCGCATAAAAAACATGCCTTATTATAGAAAGAACCCCACTATTTAAGGAGACCACAATGGTACTACGCACTTATGACGATGGTACAGAATTCACCACAAGCCACATGGCCGCAGCATATGCGATCGGCGCAATCGCCGCCACCGCAATGTTTTGCACGCCTTTGGTTGTGCGAAAGCTGAATCAGAAGATCAAGAACCGTACACCTAAAAAGAACCTCGAATGCTGAGTTCCAAAGAACTATACTACAATTAAAACCTGTAGTATAGTTCTTTCGCAAGAAAAACATACACTATAATAGAAGAACAACCCCACTACTAAAGGAGTAAATCATGAACGATTTCGCTGAAGCCCTTACCGAGGACGAGACCTCTTCCAACACCGTTGCAATCGCAGCCATCGCCGTCACGGCGGTCGCCGCAGTTGCTGCTGTTGGAGCCTGGTTCCGTTTCCGGAAGGCCGACACCGATTCGTTGGATACGCCCCCAGTTGAACTGGTGAAGTAATTCCAACATACTATAGTCCCTAACACGGACTATAGTTTTTTTTT